TTATAGCACACTTTCAATTACATCAACAGTATTTTTATCTAACTTTTCGCTACTAGTGACATAATTTTGCAGTGTAGTTGTAACGTTACTATGTCTCATTCTATTTTGAATAGCTTTAATTGGTATATGATTATCTAGCATTAATTGAGCGTGACAATGTCTGAATGCATGTGGATTTGCATGTATGTTAAGGTCTATGGATATTCGCTCAACTATATAGCTCAAATTTATAAAAGTCATAGGTCTATACTCTGTATTTATACAAACAAAATTATGATTTAACTTCTTACAATCTATAAAATGTTTGTATGAAAGCAATTCATTGAATAAAGTTTCTGTCATCAATATATCAGCTACGGATGATGCAGTTTTACATTCAACTAACTCTATTTTACCTTTAGCATATAATGCTTGATGTCTAACCTTAATAATTCTATTTTCAAAGTCGATGTTTTCCCATTGTAAACCTAAACACTCACCACGTCTTAAACCAGTGTGTAAAAATATAAGGTAAGCAATATAAAAATTAAAATAATAATTTTCTTTTAAATAAATCAATACTTTTTTTGCGTCATCTAATGATATTCTATTAATCTTAGGATCTTTAAATTTATACTTTATTTTTACATACTTAGATGGGTTATCTTTTAAGAATTCATAAGGATGAACACTCATATCTAAACTTAACTTTAATACTTTAAAAATAGACTCTAATGTTTTTTTAGATAAACCTTTATCAAATAATGAATCAAGGAAACTCTGTATTATAGCTGGAGTTAATTGATTAAGATAATAGCTACCTAAAAAAGGGCTAATATGGTTTTTTATGAAATTACGATAAGTATATTGGGTGTTATATCTGCATGATTTGCAAACATAATTATCATACCAATATTGTAAATATTCATCTACGCTTATTTTATTTTCAGACATTACTCTTCCAGAAGTTTCAAAATCTGATATAGCTTGAATTAGTGCCAATTCACATTCTTTTTTTGTTTTGAATCCTGATTTACTTTTACGTTTACGCTTTACTTTACCATTTTTATCAACTGTTCTACCAATTTCAAATGAGTATTCATAGTAATTACCTCTTTTTCTTACACTTCCTTTCATTTCATCACCTCGTAAATCAATATATCACATAAATTTGTTAAAATTCAATAAGGATAAATTGGAGGATTTTAGATATATATGTAGAATTAAGTATTAAAATAAAATTAGTGTAGGAGGTATTGAGAATATGCAATTAAAGCCAACTCAGTTTAAAGTTTTAGGGGTATTAGTAGAAAATAAAGATAAGTGGTTAGGGAGTGATGAAATTTATAGATTATCTAAAGTTCAAAAAAATCATATAGATAGTGCAGTAATATTTTTATGGAATAATGGGTATGCTTATGATGCAAATATAGATGGGAAGATAAAGGTAACTCCAGATGGTATAAATTTATATTATGAGTGTTTGTAAATAGCGCAAGTAAAAAAGATACGATATATCGCAGTTATAGGGTATATATATTGTAAGGGGTAGCCAATTGAGGCTATCTTTTTTTATGTGTAAAAATTGTCGATATTTGTTTTACGAAAGTTAGTAGGAACGTATTGAATTATATTACGACTCGTAATATAATGTGATTAAGAGGTGAGGCAATGAAAGAAAAAAGAGACTTAAATGTTATGTTTGCAAAATCTGGATCTGGAGGAAAAACAACTAGATTAACTCTACCAATGAAATGGATTAAATCAATGGACATAACAGAAGATGAGAGACAAGTAGAAGTCACATATGATGACGAAGATAAGTCGATAACTATCAAGAAAAAGTAAAGTCTATCCCTACTCGAAAGGGTGGGGAATACACCTCTAAAATATTAAATAAAAAAACAAAGGGGAGAAAAGAATATGGAAAACTTATTAAACTTATTAAATTGCATGAAGGATAAATTTATACTAAAGGACGAAGATGACTTAGATTTTTTAAGTAAATTTAAAGAATTGGCTAAAAAAGAAGAACTAGTAAGTGATGTAGAAACTAATAATTTTAAAGTAACATATGAGCCTATAAATATATATTATACAGTTGGTAAATTTTACATAGATATACTAGATGAGAAAGATTATATAATTAAAAAATATGAGTTAACTTTAAAGTATACTTGCGAACAACCATCAGATTTAACTAAAGATGACGGTCGTGATTACTATATACCAAATATACCGACTATAGAAATAGACGTAATTAATAGAGTTGAATATGTGAAATATAAAGAGAATTTATGCTTTAAGTGTTTACAAGAGAAAGAAGATATAAACACATACGGTCTAAAGGGGAGAGGTTATGGAAGTAAATATCAAAATGCCTATACAAAGCTACAATTATGTGATGAATGTGTAGGAAGTATTAAAAAACATGAAGAGTTGAAAAAATGGTTCTATGAAAAGCCTAAAATGGAGGATATTTGTACAGAGGATTATAAATATGAAGATGAAATTGCAGAATACATAAAAACGATTCCAATACAAGGGCAAGAAATATTTTATAATCAATTATCTAATAGCTGGATAGAAGATTCTCAAGAATGGATAGATAAAGAGTTAGGTTTAATAACAGAAGATGAAATAGAGATTAATGAAAGTATAACTGAAGTAGCATGTGTATGTGAAGATGATATAGTTTATGAGGAAATAGATCCAGAAGATGAAGATTTTGATATATAATACATGGAACAAAATTAGGCATGAGTTTAGCAGCTTGTGCCTTTTTAAAAATTGTAATTAATAAAGATGGTGGGGAAAAACATGCATAAAAACCCCCATATAAGAGCAATAAGAAGAGAAGGGATATATGCCTATGTGTAAAGATTGTAATTGATAAAAAATAATTCGAAAAAAAAAGTTGTGATATATCGCAGTTATAAGGTATATATAGTGAAGGGGTTACAATTAGGACGGATACCCCTAAATTGAGGGGTAATATATTAAAAATTTGGAGGTAAAAGGGAATATGGAACAAATTAAAATTAGAGAAGTTTATCAGAAAAAAGGAAAATTTGAATTAAAGACAGATGTAAATGTTGAGGGAACAATAACGATAGGCCGTAACTTTATGTTAGATATATTTGAAATCTATATGTCTAGTGAATTAAACAAACAAGATTATAGATTAGGGAAAAACATAGAAGAAATTATAAAAGTACACATACCTCAAAGTTACGATGATGCTTTAAATGTATTAGAAAACGGGATAGATTTTGATAACAATCATTATGTTTATCTTTGTACAAGTGCGGGATTAATGAAAAAAGCAGATATTGAATTTAAAACTGAATCAGAAGCATTTTTTATAGAAGGTACATATAAAGAATTTAAAGATGTATTTGAAAATGTTATTTCATTAGGGAATATAAATAAGAAAAAAGGTACTGAATTATGCATTAATAAAGATATAGTATCTAGAATATCACTAGCATTATCAAGTGGACAAAGAGTCCATTTACCAGGGATAAAAAGAATAATTTTACCTGAAATGACATATAAGTTTGTAAATAATTACTTACAATTTCCTAGTAAAATAGTTAAAAATGAAAAAGGCGATAATACAGAAATATTAGATCTAGATAAAGTCAAAGCTGCATATGAAACTGGAGATAAGAATTCAGTATTAGAACAATATACAGAGCCTGTTGAACACGTTGCAATGGATGGAAGTGGATTTATAAGTCCAGAGTTGATAAATAAAATAAAGAAGCAATTAAATTATAAACATAAAGCAAATATAGATTACAATTTGAGTTGGGTAGGTATAAGAGAGATAGGATTGCAAAGTAAAGGTCTATTAGTTAAATTTGACTGGAAGAAATACTTAAGAGAAGTACACGACTTAAAAGAATTATGGATAGCTGATAGATGGGGTGAAAAGCATAATTTATTTGAGGTAGATTTAATAATGAATGAATCTCAAACTAAGTGGTGTAAATGGTTCGATAGTTATGAGGAATATGAAAAATCAATAAATGACTTTACAAATAAAGATGAGAGATATAAAGAGTTATTTGAGAGTTTCTACATAATAAAATATTCAAAAGAAAAAGCTGATAATGTATGTGAAAGTAACTATCAAGTAATAGGTAATTTAGCTTTAACTGCTGATGAATTAAGTGAAATAGCTAAAGAAAGTGAAGATATATACAAGAAAGCTATTGAAGGAGATTTAGCTACAAGAAGAATATTAATGGGTGATATAGCAAGAGAAAATCAAACTGAATTATCTGCTAGTACAAAAGCTCATAGACTTTTGCAACATGATGAAAAATTTAATGAAACTAAAATGATTAAAGGTGTAGTAGATAACCTTATTAATAAGAAAGTTCATATGTTAGCAGGAGCTAGTATATATCTGGATAATAGTAACTATAAAACAGCTATGAAAGATCCAATATCGTATATGGATTCACTTATAAAGCCTAAATATGATAAAGAAGGACGTTTAATAGGACAAATATACGAAAATGGATTAAAAAAGCATACTAACTATGTACCAGGTGAAATAGGTAAGCGTGTATTAGCCAGATGTCCTTTAAACAGTCCTGGAGAAAATATAAAAACTGAATTGGTACCGAATAGATTGTTAGATAAATACTTTGGTCATTTAAGTAATGATTTAATCTTCTATGCATTCGATGATACAATGATGCGTCAGAGCGGTATGGACGAAGACCTAGATATTACTTTATGTATTGATAATAATATAGTATACAACTCAGTAATAGAAGATGTAATAGACGGTATTATATGGCACTTTAGAAATCAATTCGACGGTGTTTCTAATAAGGAAATATACACTGATGAAAACTTATATAAAGCAATAGTAGAAGGTCGTGGAAATAAAATAGGGGAATTGAGCAACGTAGGATCAATATGTAGTAACCGTATGCACAGACAACTTCCAGAATGGAGATATGAAAATGCACTAATGTCTGAATTTGATATAAGAGAAAATTTATATAATAAATATAAAGACATGGATGGAATAGATAAGGCGGATATAAATAACTTCATTGAAAGGGATTATAAGTTAGGAATATATAAATGCAAAAAAGAACCTTATAATACAGAAGATCATAGACAGAATGTATTACATAATTTTCAAAAAGAGAAGGTAAACTTATATTTCCTTCTTTATGCTCAAATGAAAGCTATTGATAGTCCAAAGACTGGATTAAAAATAGATGAAGAATTAAAATTTATAGATGAATATATTAAAAATAAAGGCGAATTAAAGCCTCGATTTATATATCACGCAAAATATAAGAAGTTAGATAAAACTGTTGAATATAGAAAGACTCAAGATTCTAATACATTATTAAATAACTTTGCAAGAAGAATAAATGACCAATATGGATACAAAACTAGAGATTTATTTGAACAAAAGTATGATGATGACCATTTAATAAAGCTATTAAGAAGGCTAGATGTAGAAGTTTCAGATGAATTAAAAGATAATTTAACTAAATTAAGTAATTATTGGCATGAAGAAAGAGCCAAGCTTCCTGAGTCTATAAGGTTATCGGAATTAAGAGAAATTAAAAATACAGATATAAGATATAGGGTTGATAAAGAGTTTAGAGAAAATATAGATGATGAATTTAATAGATGTATTTTTGAAAGAAAACCTAAAGTTGCTGAGATAGAATTAGATATACAAAAAAGATATGAAAATGAAATAAAAGGAAAATACACAAAAGAAGAAATTCTAAGAGCGGCAGGAGACGTTAAAGGAAATACAACAATAGATGAGTTTGGAAATAAACCTAATATTACATCAACTTTTATAATGAAGTTCTTATTTGATGAAATAGATGCTTACTTACTAGAGAAGAATAACAAAAAAGGAAGTATATATGTTAGGTGTACAAATGGAGATCATAGATTCTTATTTAGCAACTATAAGAAAGAAGATATTGAATTAAAAGAGTTGAAATTAGGTAAAGATGAATTACTAAATAGAGCAGTATCTAGGAAAGTATCTGCTAAAATTAATACTGATATTAGAAAAATGGATATTAAAGAAGAGGGATTAGAAAATTTAACTCAAATAAAAGTTGAAAATGGGGAAGTATTTATAAATAAAACTAGAATTTCATTGGGTAAAATATATCCTAATACTGTAGTTCCTTACGATGGAATTTATGAATTAGATTCAGTTAACTTAAAAAAATCTTATATTGAGATGCATGTAAGATTATAAAAGTTTCTCCACGGCGAAGAAAAATATATGAGGATTAGGATTAATTTCTTAGTCCTCTATCATTAATATAGTGTGCTTGCTTTTCGCTATCGCTAGCTTCGCACATGGAAGTGGTGAAGAAGAATATTTACATAGTATTTAAAATTGCATACTTATTGAATAACTATAATTTTTAATATTTGAAGTTATGTAACTGTTACGTAGATTTACATAAAAATTGAGTATTGAAGATTATATTTAATTAATAAGTATGCAAATAGTATTTTCAGGAGGTAAGGGATATGAATAGAAAATTAAAATTAGTTAGAAACTTCATGCACGCTAATGAATTATTAGATATGGGATATAGATTAGTAAGAATAGACAGAGATAAAAATAATAAAAGTTTTATGATATTCTTGTTTGAATTTAATGACACTATAGTTGAAGATTTAAAAAGTTTGAACGGTAAGAAGTTTATAAAATAATTGAAAAATATATTGATGATGAAAGGTGTATAGAGATGGGGAAAATATATGATTACGGAAGTGTAGTAAAAGATTTAAAAATAAAACTTACTTTAGAAGAGTATAAAGATAATATAACTGATGTAACTTCTAAACAGATTGAATTTGCAAGAGGAATAATAGAAAGAGTATTTAATTTTGAAGATGATGAACTTATAGATGTCAATTACAATAGATGCGGATTAGGAAAATCTACGCTTATAAAGTGTATATTACACAATTTAGTTAACGATTCATCAAATTTATTATATAAAAATTATGAAGTTGACAACTATGGAGCTATAGTTGTAACTGATAGATTAGATAGATTAACAGATATTCAAAATTATAAAAATCTTAAAGATAGATGTTATTATATGAAATACGATCAAACTGATGAGATTTCATATAAGTATAGTAGAGTTGAATTTAAAGAGCAATTAACCAAACAGTTTAAATATCCTATAGTTTTACTTTCAACTCAAAAGTATTTTAAAATGACTAAGGATGAAAGAAATCAACTATATAAATGGGCTGGAGGAGATAGAAAAATTAAATTTATAGATGAAAAGCCTTATATAATGCAAACTTACACTATAGATGAAAGTTATCTAACGGAAATAAATGTAGCCTTAGAAAGGTTACCTAAAGGTGAAGATAAAGATTTTTTAATAGATTACTGGAAGAAGATTTATAATAAATTTGATAACCTAAGAAATTTATACACAAAATATGATTGTAATTGGATATCAGGAAATGGAAAATCAGAACTTTTAAATGTAGCTATGGATAAGCAATTTGTGAGTAAATTAAAAGAGTATGTGAGTAAAAAAATATATGAAGATGTAATAAGGCTTAAAGATGTATCTGAAAGAGGTTGCTTATTTATAGCCTCAAATGATAAGGATAAAGATAATACTAGGCAGTTTGTTTTAATTGAAAATAATATTGAAAAATTCGATACAGACAAGTGTAAAAATATAATATTTGATGCTACAGCTAGACTTGATATTCATTATACTATATCTAATAAATTTAAACTATTTAAAGAAGATGATAGTAAAGAGTGTGATATCAACTTACATAATATCCAAGTTAGTACAAGTCAAAAATCTTTAAAAAAGAATAAGAATTTAATAAAAACTATAAGCACATACATAAATGAAGTTTTAGATAAAGATATATTAGTAGCTACATATAGTCAAAAAAGTGGTTTATTTCAAGAGTTTAAGAAAAATTTACACACTGAGAAATTGATTTATTTTGGAGATATCAAAGGTAAGAATAACTGGAAAGATAGGGATTGTATAGTTCACTGTGGTTTAAATCGAAAACCAAGCCATGTTTATTTAGAAACTTATATAGCATTAACCGACATTTATAAAGAATTTAACAAAATCAATGATGCAGATGTAATTTATAATAGAATTCAAGAAATAATATTAGCTAATAATGGACTGTTTACTGATTTTAAAATGAATAAAATTATGAGAAGTGATATTATAGTTGATACGATTCAAAATTTAATGAGGATAAAGTGTAGACATTTTAGTAATACAAAGATGTGTCAGGTGTATTTAATTTGTTCTAAGACTTATGAAGACATTGTAAATGGAATTGGTAAAGAAATAAACGCCAAAGTAATTAAATGTAGACCGCCTATTTTTAATGAAATGAAAACTATGGAAAGAAAACCAGTTGAAGGTAAGGATAAGACTAATCCTCAGATTTTACTTGAATATCTAAAGAGTATTGAAAATGGAACTGTTTTAAGAATGAAGGATATTATATATGGAAGTGGGTTAAATAGAGATCAAATTAAAGAATGTAGAAAATCAAATGATAGTATAATTGAATGGTTTAATAATCATCAAGGAAGTAAAAAAGGTCAATATATAGTTTAGAAATTAATTTTGGGTGGGTTTCCTTAATATATAGTTATATTAGAGAATCCCCCCCATTTTTATACTCAGAAATAAGAATTGTTATATTTTCGCTAAGAACTTTGGTTTTTAAGTTCGTAGCGAGGGTGTAAACAGGTTTATCGTTTACGCCCAAATAATACAAGAGAACTCACGATAGAGTTCTTTTTTTATGTAAAAATTTAAATGAAAGAGGTAAAAAATATGAAAATAGATTTAATAGTTGCACAAGAATATATAAGTAAATTTAGAGATGAAATAACTGAAATAGAAAATGCTGTAGATGAGTTAATAGAAGACTATTATTCGGCCGAGGAAGAAAAGGATATTAGAGTAGAGGCTTTTATATTATCTAAAATGAAAGAAGATGGAATTGAATTGGAGGACAATGAAGATGATGAATTTATTGACTTCTAAGGATTTAGACTGGTTTGAGTGTGAGATTAAAGAAAAGAAAGTATACATATTAAGCTTTGATATAGATCATGACTTATATTTAGTAGAAAATAGAGTATTTAAATGTAATAAGACGTTAAATGAGTTGACTTTAGAATTTGAAAATGATGACTTAGATGAGCTTTTAAATAATATAAAAGACTATTGTAAAAAAAATGGTGTTAAGAGTTTCTATAAAAAAGCTGATTGGAAGTCTTATAGATTGAGTTATAGGCAACAAGAGGTAGCTAATAAACTAGGAGTTAAATTTAAGACGAGTGGTGAATTTAATAGATATTTAAGCATATTAAAATGTAATAATTTAATGAGTGAATTAATATAGTGTGCTTGCTTTTGCTACCGCAGCTGCGCACATGGAAGTGATGAAGAGAGATACTATAATAAGTATTTTTTCTTTAATTCTTCAAAATAATAGACGAAATTTAATTTGACATGCGAGCTAAGATGATGAGGATTGTCTTAGCTTACCTCCATTTTTATATGATTTGATAATTTAAAAATTCCTTTTACCTATGCTGGAGTGTGTAGAGGTATATGCTTCAGCAACCTTTTGAATTATTAAATGATATAAAAAATTCATTTGCAGTATTTAACATGATTCTTAATACTAGAATTCATTTTAAACCTCCCCCAATAAGCATGGCTTTTTATGAGTCATGTTAAATAATTGCAAAATTTTAAGCATATGAACTCTCCTTAATGCAGTTTGTGTAGTTCTGCTTAAAAATTACACACCAATCAAAAACGTGGGTTAAGGCCACAAATAATAAATATAAAGGTAGGCAATAGGAATATGAAGAGAGATTTAGAAGTACAAGGAAAAACGAAAATATTAGGAATAGAAGTGCCGGTTATACATGGTGGTTTTGGAAATAATCAAAAGGTTATGTTAGCTAAGACTATATCAGAAATACATGATGTTAGAGTTGGAGATGTTAACGATTTAATAAATAGCAATATTGATGAATTTGAGTTTGGAGTAGATATTATAGATTTAAAAAACTCAACCGATACTAACGTTTCACTTTTAGAATTAGGATTTAGCAAACAAAGTATATCGAATAGTAAAAATATATATCTATTATCAGAACAGGGTTATATGACTTTGGTTATGTTGATGAGAACTAATAAAGCTAAAGAAATAAGAAAGCAAATTAGAAAACAATACTTTGCGATGATAGAGGTTATAAACTCAGATGAAAATTTAAAGAAAGAGCTAGCATATAAGTTAATGACTGGTGGAATTGACTCTATAGAAGCACATAAGCAACTTGTAGCATTAGAGACTAGACCTTTGATTGAAAAAATAGAGAAAGATAAAGATAAAGTAGAATTTGCAAAGGCTATAGAAGTAAGTGATGATGTAATAGACTTTGGACAGATGGCTAAGATATTAAGTACTGCTGGATTTAAGATAGGAAGAAACAATCTTACAGAGTTACTTAGAACAAAAGGAGCATTAATTAAGGATCAATGCATATTGATGGCAGACATGTATGAGTGGAATGGGAAAACTTATACAAATAAAAATCATAATGTGCCTTACCAAAATTATATAGATAGAGGATATTTCAAAACTAGACAGTATGTATTAAATAATAAAATAAAATTTAAAGTTCTTATAACGCCTAAAGGTCAGCAATGGCTTATAAAATTATTTAAACAAAGAGAATTAACAAAAACAGCATAAAATTCCTCCTTTAATTATTTTAGGGATTATATATAGAGTTTCGGTATGGTCTCTTTAAAAACTGTACCTTCAAATTAAAATAAAAAGGTGGTAATAGGATGAATAAAGATTTAATAAGACAAGGTATTACAAGTTATAGTATACAGTTTACGAATAAAGTAGAAGTATTATATATGAACTTAATAAGCAGTATTTTGCTAAGTATAATGACGCAATTGAAAAAGATAATTGCTATACAATTAAACTTAAAAGAAGTAGAGCTATACTTAGAGAGTTAGAAAAAGAAATAGATAAATTAACTGTAGATGAAATGACAGATAGAATGAAAGAAATTGATGAAGAATTACCTGGTAGATATAAAGATGATGTTTGGTTATATGTTTATAAAAATGGAAAAGAAAAATATAGAAATGATTTATTTCAGAAGGAGATATAAGATGGAAGACTTAATAAAAGATATAGTTAAAGAAGCAATAGGAGAAATGATATTAGCTGGTGAAATAAAGATATCGGAGCAATCACTTAATAATGATAGAAAGAAAATATATATAAGTGTATTGGATAATAAGAATTGGTTAAATAATAAATCACATTACGTTGTAGTAGATGAAGTTACTAAATAGGAGGAGATATAAGATGGTATATGAAGTAGAGGTTGATGGAAGAAAAATATCTAAAGAAGAGTTGTTTGGTGATGTATCCCAGACTACGGTTAAGAGAGTAAGCAGAAATGAACATATACTTAAAGAGCTTGATTATGGAAGATATATGAGTACAGATATGTTAATAGATAGAATAATAGAATTAGATAAAGTTATTCCTGGTATGGAAGAAGGTTATTTATTAACTAAGGGTAATGAAGAAATGTTTTATTCTGATATGTTTGTAGAGGATCTATTAAAGAAAAAGTTTGATAAACACTTAGAAGAAAGGATGCAGTGTAAATGTTAAAGATACCTGGACATGAACAAGTAGGAATGTTAAGTAAACCTATCGATAATATAGTAAAACTAAGGATAAATGGAGATAGAATGAAACATGACTTAATAACACATCTTGATCAAGAGTTAGATAACTTTATAAAGAATATAGATTTAAATAAATACATAGAGGATTAGAGCAATGACACTATATAGTAGATGTAAAGATTGTGGTGTTGAAATTAAGTTTAGAACAACTAGATGTGATGAATGTAAATCAAAATTAAATAAAAGAAATAGATATAAAGATATGAATGATGATATTAGAAAAATATATCAAACAGCTAAATGGAGAAAATGTAGAGACTTAGTGAAACAGCGTGATAATTACTTATGTCAACTTAGTTTACTTGAAGATAAGATAGTATTGGGTGATGCAGTACACCATATAGAAGTATTGAGACCTAACACTCTTCATTTAGCTTATGATTTAAATAATTTAATATTGTTAAGCAAAGATAAGCATGATGAATTACATAAATTAGGAATTGATACCAAAGAAAAATTTATAAATTACATTAAAAAGGTAGGGGGACTATCTAAATTTAATGAAATTATGGAAACAGAACAGCGATGAAGGGTTTCAAAAAATATTTTTGCAATTTTGAGGCCTAGGGGGGTAAATTGGAGGTGATTGAATGGTAATGCCTAGTAAGCCAACGGAATTACTCGGAAGAGGATATTCAAAAGAACAATTAGAAACTAGAAGAGCTAGTGAAGAAAAGTTGAGAGGTTCATCAGATAAAATTCACATAGTTCCGAAATGGCTATGTAAAGATGCAAAGAAAGAATATAAGAAATTAATTAAAGAAATGAGTAACACAAATGTACTTACTAATATTGACATTCCAGTAGTAGCTATATGTGCAGATGCTTATGTTAAGATGCAACAAGCGAATAAGGTATTGTTAGATGAAGGAATTTTAGTTGAGTATACTAATAAAGCTAGAGCTACAAACTTAAACAAACATCCTGCTTTAGAGGTATATGCTAAGTATAATGATATTTATAAAAAGTATTTATCTGAAATAGGTTTATCACCTTCATCCAGAGCAAAATTATCTTTAATTAATTACGAACAAGAACAAGATGATGAACTAGATAATGTGATTCAAGGACTGAGGGGTTGATAACTGATTGTATTTTGATAAAAAAGTATATGAAACAACAGCTTATAAATATTGTAAAAGAATAAATGATAATAAAATAGTTGCAAATAAATGGATGAAACTATTTGCTAAAAAGTTTATAGAAGATATAGAGCGTAGTAAGGATGATGATTTTCCTTACTTTTTTGATGTGCAGAAATCATTTTTTATAGAAGAGTTTATATATCAAATGAAGTATACAGAAGGTCTCAAAGTAGGAGCAAATATAAAACTGGCGGATTTTCAAGCTAATATAGTTCAAAATACTTTCTGTTGGAGATTAAAAACAGATAAAACTATATATAGATATAAAGAAATAATAGTGTATTTACCTAGAAAGCAAGGCAAAACTTACATCATATCTCTGTTAGGAATAATAGGAATGATGTTAGAACCTAATGCAGAAATTTATAATGGCGCATCTAAGCTATCTCAAGCACAAATATTAGTTAAAATGGCAATAAATTTAGTTAAGTCTAATAAAAAATTAGCTAGAAACTTTAAGATATATAAGAAATATCTAGAATTTCATGGATCAATATTCAATGCGGTATCATCTAATGCAGTTTCTCAAGATGGAATAAACCCTAGTACGATAATGTTAGATGAGAGTATGGTAGTTGAAAGAGCTTTAAGGGATAGTTTAACATCCGGTTTTTTAATGAGAAAGAACCATCAAACTTTTATGATATCTACTGAATATGATGTAAACCCGGAAGATAATTGGTTTGTAGAAAAGCTAGATTATGGGAAAAAGGTACTAGAAAAAATAGAAGACGATGAAACTATACTACCTATAATGTACTGTTTAGATAAAAAAGAAGAGATACATAATAAAGATTTATGGATTAAAGCATGCCCAATACTTGAGGAAATACCATCAACAACTATTGAAGATGACTATAAAAAGGCACGTTCAAACCCAAATTTAATGAAAAACTTACTTATAAAACAATTCAATGTTCCACAATTCTCAAATAATGCTGAATCATATATGAAGCTTGATAAATGGAAGGATTGCGGAATAGATAAAGTTAATTTAAAAGGTAAAGATATATATTTAGGATTAGATGCTAGTAGGACAACGGATTTAACTGCGATATCAATGATGTATAAAGAAAATGGTAAATATTTTGTTAAAGCTATAGGATTTATACCTGAAGATACTCTGCCTGACAGACGTGAAAAGTTAGATTATAGAGTTTTAGAAGAAAAAGGTGAATGCTTTATAATTAAAGGTGATGTTATAGATGATGAATATTTAGAAAAATTTATATTAGGTATGCCAGAAAGGTATGGATGCAATATCAAAGGTATATATGCAGATCCTTACAATGTTACTAGAATGTTAAAAAGGTTAGGCAGAAAATTTAAAGTTGTTGATATTAGACAAGGTTGGTCATTAAGTCCTGCAATAAAGGATTTTAGAAATCAAGTCTATTTAGATAAGGTAAGATATGAAAAATCTAAATTATTTGATTGGTGTATGAGTAACTGTATAACAACAACTGATAGAAATGATAATGAATTATTAGATAAAAGACTTAAAAATAAAACTAGAATAGATTTGGTTGCAGCAACAATAAATGCTATGACTGAATGTATGAAAGAACCAGACAAAGTGAACTATTCAGTATTTATAGGATAGAAGGAGGTGAAAAATTGGGGTTAATTAGAGATTTAATAAGTAGTAAAAAAGAAAAAGTAGAGGTTGATATTACTAGTTCAGGATTTAAAGGATATTCAAAGACAGACGAAGATATTGCTATGAAAATAAGCGCATTAAATAATGGATTATCATTAATATCTGAAACATTAGCTAGCTTACCACTTTACAAATATCGTAGATTAGAAGATGGATCAAAAGTAAGAGTAAGTGATGATAAATTACACTATTTGTTGAATGTAGCTTGTAATCAATCTACATCAGCATTTAATATGAAAGATACTTTTATAAGGCAAGCTATATTAGAGGGAAATGGATACTTATATATTCAAAGAAAAGGGAATAGTATATCGAGTTTGCATTTAGTTGAAGATGTTGAGCAAGATCCATATGTAACAAAAGATGGCTTAGCATGTAAGTATAAATTTAAATTAGGGGATAGAGAAAAGACTTGTAATCACCATGATATGATAAACTTAGCAAGATATACAAAAGATGGTATAAAAGGCAAGGGAATACTTGAACATGGTAAAGATGTATTAGGGATAGCAAACTCATTAAATCAATATCAAGGTGCAACACTTGAAAATGGTGCATTTATAAAAGGAATGATGCAAGTACCTAACGAGATGCCTCAAGATGAACGACAGAGTTTGACTTCAAAGATAAGAGACTTTTTTTCCGGAAAATCAAGTGGTTCGGTGTTGGTTTTAAGTAAAGATATAGATTTTAAACCAATCTCTTTGAGTCCAAGTGATATTGAAGCATTGAAATCAAGTGAATTTAGTGTAGATGAGATAGCTAGATTATTAAAAGTACCTCCGGATATGTTAAAAGGAACATCAAATAGGAGTGAACAAAGTGATTTATATTTTTTAAAATACTGTCTATTAGCTTATATAAGACAAGTTGAAGAGGTATTTAATCATTATTTGCTGCTAGAAAGTGAAAAAAACGGTGAGTATTTCTTTGAATTTAATATAGATAATTTATTAAGAACGGATAAGGCTACTGAAATGAAATACTATAGAGACGGTGTTGAAGGTGGCATATTTACTATAAATGAGGCTAGAAATAAGTTAAATAAGAAATCAATTAAGGGCGCAGATATTTTATTACTATCTAAATTTAATATGATTATTGATGAGAACGGCGAGAAATGGAATACTCAGTCTGTTACAAAATTAAAAGACATTAAGGAAGAGGTGATAGAAGAAGATGAATAAACTTGAATTTAGAAAAGACTTGAATATTGAACTTAGAGCTATTGACAATGCTGAAAATAAGATGATTATAGAAGGTATAGTTAATGTTGTAGGTCAAAAAAGTAAGGTTATTTGGGGTGAATTTCAGGAAATAATAGCTAAAGGTACATTTGAAAGAGCCATAAACAGAAGTATAGAAAATAATAAAGATATATTTTTATTATTCAATCATAATTCAAATAATTTAATGGCTAGTATGAAGTCTGAAACACTACAACTTGAAGAAAGAGAAGAAGGTTTATGGATGAGAGCAGAATTACCAGCAACTCAACTTAATAAAGATTGTTATGAATTAATAAAATCTAATATATTAAGAGAATTTAGTTTTGGTTTCTGGGGTGTAGAAGATGAATGGGCATACGATGAAAATGATATGAGAATAAGAACGATAACAGATTTAAACTTAGAAGAAATATCTCTAGTTAGTGTCGGAGCTTATAACAATACTAATGTTCAAGCTAGAAGTAAAGAAATAAGTGATATATTACCTAAAACAGAGGGATTAAACTTAGATTTTTATAAAGCTAAAGTTAAATTACATAAACTAAAATAAGTAAGCACTCTAAAGAGAGTGTTATTTTTATACAAAAAATTAATGGTAATAGTCGGTCGTGGCTATAAATTGAAAGGATTTTAATATGAGAATAAAAGCATTACAAGAAAAAAGAAACTTAATAGTAGAAGAAATGACTAATATGACTACTGAAGAAAGGGCGTTTGATGCTATAAAATTCAAAGAAAAAGAGCAAGAGATAGAAAAAATAGATGATGAAATAAGAGCTTTAGAAACTGTTGCTAAATTAAATAAGGTTGAAACTAAAATAGAAGAAAGAAAGGGTACTGATAAAGTGGAGTTAAGAAGTGAAATAAAAAACGGAAAAGAAATAAAATTAGAAGAAAGAGCTAATGAGTACACTAAAGGAACAGATGGTAAAGTTATAAAAACTACATATGCAGATTCTATACTAAAAGGATTAGAGCATGTATCACCATTATATTCTAAAGTAAGAAAGGTTGTTGTAAAAGGAGAACATGTTATTCCTGTTGCAAAAGGTAATTTAGGAGAATTCGTATCAACAGAGGAACTAGGAGAATATGTTGCAAAGAAACAAAATTTTGAATCTGTAGATTTACATGCAGAAAAAATAACGAACTTAGTTATTGCATCGAATGAAATTTTAGAAGATAATGACTATGATTTAGAAGGATTTTTAAAGCAAGAGTTGACTGATTCTCTAGCTAGAAGTTTAGATAAACTAATAGTTAAAGGAAATTCTAAAGTAAAAGGATTAGATGGAGTAACAGAAGATGAAGGGGCTCATAAGGTGAGTCAATCAGCTAAAGGAGTAATAAGTGCAGATGACATATTAGAGATATATCATGCATTACCACTTGCTTATAGAAAAGATGCTTGTTGGATATTAAATGATCAAACTTGCAAGGCATTATCTAAATTAAAAGACTCTCAAGATAGACCTCTTTTAGTAAACTCTTATGCAGATGTACCATTCGGAGAAACTTACAGATTACTAGGAAAACCAGTAATAGTTAATGAACACATAGATGGATTAGATGCTGGTACAAGTAAGAAGGCTATATTGTTTGCAAATCTTGATAAGGCAATAGTTGTTGGTTTAAGAAAGAATTTAACTATACAAAAAGATACATCCGTTGGATTTTTAAATGATTCTACTGCTATAAAAGCTGATGCTAGGTTAGATATAAAAAGATTATTAGGTGAAGCGGTGTCTTACTTAGAGTGTGTAAATTAAATTTGGGGTAGGTAATTTTCCTACCTCTATTATCATTTGGAGGTGATGCAATGATAACAAAATCAATAGTGATACTTAGAAATTTTTCACATGTTCCAACTGGCTCTTATGTGAGAGGAGAACATCATAGAATAAATGAGGATTTAGCTAATAAGTTTATAAAAGCTAATTTGGCTGCACCTTGTAATCATACTCATGTTGAAGAAAATGAAGGGATAGTAGATGTTCCTGACTATATAAATGCAGAATCAAAATCTAAAACTAGAGGTAGAAGAAAGAAGGCTGATGATGATGAAAATGGAAATAAATAAGCCTGTTTTTGAAGGATTCTATGAGCTAGTTGATAGAGGAAATGGTATATCTGATTACAAAATTACAGTTAATTCTTGTAAAAAACAATTAGTTATAGAAGAGGATTTTAAAGATGACGACTTATTAATAGAAGGATATTTAATGGCGGCATATACATATGTTCAAAAATATACAGGTATAAATATTAACTTCGGTAATACGGAAATAGGCCTAAATACCAATCAAAATGGATTAGCTATGGCTATATTACTTTATGTAGCGGATAAATATGGACATAGAACGTCATATATTAATAGTAACTCTAAAATAGATAATGCTCTAAACTCATTATTAAATATGTACAGGGTTAACTGGATTTAGGTGATAACATGGAATTAAGCAAATTTAGAGAAAAAATAGAGATACAAGAATTAAAAGAAATACTAGATGAAGGTTATTCCACTAAAGAATATATCACTAAATATATTCTTAGAGCAAAGAAAAAGACTGTATCGACTAAAGAATATATGTTAAACAACTCTAGTTTTACTAGCTTAACCCTTAAATTTGTCATTAGAAAAAGAAATATTGACTCAAATAACTATGTATTTTATAAGAATGATAGATATGATATCAAGCATGTACATGAGTTTGAAGATGGTAGATATATTGAATTAACAGTGGAGAAGGTGAGCTAGGATGGGATTGACATATGACTTTGGAACTTTATTAGATAAGTTAGAAGAGATGGAAAAGAAGATTCAAAAGGATGTAGCTATAAATGCATTAAATAAAGGTGCAGATGTAATACTTAAATCCCAAATTGAAAAAGTACCAATAGATTCTGGTGAATTAACAGCGAGTTTAGATAAAACTAATGTGAAAGGCAACGGAAATAAGGCTAAAATAAATATCGGTATTGAAAATGGAGATAAAGACACAATAAGATACGGATATTATCAAGAGTACGGGACTGAAAATATGGTCGGTAAAAAGTGGATGAAGTCGGCATGGAATGAAGGTATTAAAGAAGCTAGTGAGACTATAAAGGAAAGTATAGCAAATGACTTACTAAAGTAGGTGATTAAATGGTAAGTAAGGTATTTAATATTTTAAAATCTATTGGGATTAATGCTTATTATCAAGAATGTACTAATCCATCGGATGAGTATGTAATATATAGTATATATCAGGAAAAAGATACTGAAATAGCGGACAATATTAGTCAAGCTACTATGTATTTTATAACATTGAATTATTGGTATAGTAAGGATAATAAAAAATTAAGAAATAGATATAAAGAAATAAAAAATGTAATGAAATCTAATGGATTTAAAGTTGATGGATGTGTAGATAGAATAGGAGAAACACATTATGGAAAGAACATGGATCTTATTATTAAGGAATGGAACGCTTAATTGACGTTCTTTTTTTATATAAAAAAATAAATGGTAGTAGATGGTCGAGTCTATAAAATGAAAGAGGTAAAAATTATGGCAACTTATAATGAAAAAATAATATTTGGTATGAAAAATATACACTTAGCTACAATTGAAGACGAAGGTAGTTTTGGTGTACCTGTTAAGGTCTTAGGAGCTAAAGCAGTAGAGGCTTCTTTTGAGTCAAGTGAGAAAGTAATACATGCAGATAATATGGCTGTATATTCAGACAAAAGGATAAAAACTGGTCAGGGAAAATTATCCGTTTTAGGGTTAACAACTAATGAAAAATGTTTAATGGCTGGAACAAAAAATATGTCAGGAGGATTTGCTGTAAATCAATCTACTAATGCGCCTAGATTAGCATTATTATTTGAGCAAGATAAAGCAGATGGAGGTAAACTACTTAATGTAATATATAATGTTCAATTTTCTATACCTGGTATAAATGCTGTAACTACAGAAGGAGAGGTTGAAGAACAACTATATGAGATAGACTTCTCATGCTTACCAGAGTTAAGTGAAGGATATTTCTTCTATACTGTAGATACTAAAGATGCTAAAGCAGATCAAACTATGATTCAGAATTGGTTTACAACAGTACAAATGCCTAAAGAAAAAATGGAATAGTAATTATAATGAGTTTTTGTGTAGTTCTCATTTAAATCAAAGACTACACTCCAATTGAATTTAAAAATAAGGTGGTGAGGTAGATGTATGAAGAAAAAATATTATATGGATTAAATAAAATACATTATTGTAAAAAGGATGGAATTATAAAAGCAATAAAAGGGGCTTTAGATATAGAGGTATTATTAAGCCAGGAATACGAGTATAAGAAAAAATGTGGGTATGATGCAATTAGATTCAACTCGCCAATAAAAGGAAAAGGAAAGTTGACATTGTTAGGATTAACATTAGAAGAACAAGCAGACTTACTAGGGTATAGTTATTCTAATGGAGAATTAGCAGTAGGAGGGAACCCAAACCCACCTAATATATCTTTATTTTTTGCTAGAAATAAGATGGGTGGCGGAGAATTGTACACAGTTGTATATAATTGTGTATTTGAAAACAGCAATATGACAGGCTTAACAGATAACGGAGAATTAGAAGAACAGACAATTACTCTAAACTTTGATGTATTAGTAGATATAGATAAAAAATTAACTTATTTCACTTTAGATACAAATATAGCTAATCAAAGTAAAGTAAAGAACTTTTTTAATAAAATACAACTACCAGATAGGAGAAATTAAAATATGATAAATGATATTATAGAAATAAAATTAAATGGAAAAACGTATAGAGGCAGATTAGATATGGGGGCTATTGCTGAAACACAATGGAATATGAGAAAAGTAAAAGAAAACATAACTGTAGTAGAGATGCTTGATTTAGTAAAAAAAGAAAACTATAAAATAATAAATAACTTAATAATAGAATCTATAAGAAGATGTCATCCTCAGTTGAGTGCAGAAGATATATTAGAAGATATGAAATTACATGAAAGAAATAATATAACAGTTCAAGTATTTGCATTAATGAAAGCTAGTTTACCGATGGATGATAAAAAAAAACAGAAGGAGTAGTTAACCCCTATAAAAAGGTTGAAGATTGGGATATGGATGAAATGCAATATGTTTGGTATTCAATACTAAAAAGAGTTGATGATTTTTGGAGTATTACACCTAAATATTATTTTAAACAATGGGATGCACACAGAAAATTCAATGGATTAGACAAACAAGATAAAAAGAGAGAGTACGTAAATAGTACTTCATGCGGATAAATAAAGAAGGGTATAGGTCATTAAGTATATGATTTATACCCTATTTTTTTACATTAAACTAAGAAAACGAGAGTGGTGAGAAAATGGGAAGAAGTGAAGAATTAGCAAAGCTTAGTGTTGGATTGGAATTAGATGGACAGTCATTTGCCAGAGAACTTTCAAATATAAAAAAGAGTGCTAAAAATTTAAGTAAAGACTTTGATGTTGCTAGTAAGAGCATAGAACAAGCAGATAATAAGATGGAAGCTATGGCCCAAGCATTACAAAAAGGAAATAAAGCATTCGATGCAACTGAAAAGAAACTGCAAAAGCAAAATGAGCAGTATGATAGTTTATATAAAAAGACAGAAAAACAAAGACAGAAATATGATGAACTATCAAATGAACTAAAGAATGCAGAAAAAGCATTAACTGATATGGCCAACAAAGGTGATAAATCAAGTGAATCATATAAAAAACAAGAGAAATCTGTTAATGATTTAAAGAAAGCTTTGAATAACCAAGCTGAGTTGGTACAAAAGAACTCACATAAGTTACAACAATATAGTACTGATATAGATAAAACTAGTAATGATTTAAATAAATTAAAAACTTCTTTAAATGATTTAGAAACATCAATGATGTCTTTAGATGATGGTACGGATTCACTATCAGGATTTAAACAGATTGCTAGTGATGCAGGAGCAGATTTAAGTTTATTAGAATTAGGCGCTAAAAGTGCAGCAATAGCAGTAGCCGCTATTTTTGCTAAACAAGTGTATGATGGTGCTATATCTTATGATAATGCAATAACTGATTTAAGAATAAGTTTAGGGCTTACAGAGGAAAGCGCAAAAAGTTTATTAGATACTATAAATAATATTACAGATGGTGGTTACTCAATTGAAGGTATTACAGAATCTGTTAAGTATTTAGAACAAAGATTTAATCTCACATCTAAAGAAACGGAAGAATTGGCTCAATCAATGGATCTATTAAATAAATTTGGATATGAGTCAGCAGATGTAACTAGGTTTATGACTTCAGCAGTGAATGATTGGGGAATGAGTCACAGTGAAGCATTAGATATGATTATGGCAAGGGAACAAGCAGGACTTAATATATCAAAAGATTGGTTAGATACATTAGTTGAGTATACTCCTATTTTATCTACCTTGGGAGTAAGTGGAAAAGAAGCTTTTGCATTAATTGATGAGGCTGTAAATGCAACAGGTATGAATACAGATCAAGCTGCGGATATGGTAAAAGAGTTTTTTTTATCTTTGACGGATGGAAGCACAACAAGTAAAGATGCATTTAAAGATTTAGGGATAGATATAGATGAATTAAAGAAAAAAATAGATAATGGATCTATTAGTTCTGTAGATGCAATGCAACAAGTAATGAAAGCAATTATGAACGTTGGAGACGAAACAGAGAGAGCTAGGCTTTTACAAGAAATATTCAAAGGTACAGTTGAGTATGGATCTGAAGGTGTAGTTCAAGCATGGGCTAATATGAAAGATTCTGTAGTAGATACTGCAGGTGCCATGGATGGAGCAAAAAGTGCATATGAAAATTCATATCAAGCAATGCAACAAGATTTATCTAATGAATGGATAGAGCTTAAACAAGAAATTGGTAGTGGAGTAATACCAATGTTAACTAAAGCTGCAGACACAACAACTAAAGTATTAAAAACTTTAAAATTAGCACCTGATGGATTTAAAGCTACTATGACACAAATGGGGAATGATATAGGAAATATACTTGATGGAGCATACGGTAAAGTATTAGAGTTCACCATGAATATAGGAGAAGCACAAGCTAAAGTAGCTGATTTTTTTGGTAAAGATGATAAAGCATCAGAACTTAGAAAAGAAATGGATGCTATTGATAAAAAGCACCAAGAAGTAGTAAACAGAATAAGGGAACGAAAAGAAGAAAATGAGAGACTGAATAAAGAACATAGCCAAAAGTTAGAAGAAATATGGAATGATACAAAATTAGATGTTGATACAGAACCTGCAAAACAAAAGACTGTTGAATTAACTAAGTCATATAATGATATACCTAAAGAGGTACAAACTATTTTAAAAGCAGACGATAATGAATCAAAAGCAAAGGCACTAGAGGTATATAATTTATATGAACAATTACCTCCAGAAGTTCAAACTATTATTAAAGCAGATAATTACAAAGCCTTAGAAGGTGCTAGCACAGTAGAAGAAATATTAAAGAATATACCTACTGAAAAACTTACAAGTATATTAACCAATATTAATAATTCAGGATCTATGACTCCGGAACAACTTCAAGCTATATTAGATGTATTACCAGAAGAAGAAAGAGTTAAAATAGAAACTGATGTTCAAGGTAAAGAACAAGTTGAGCAAACAAAAAAAGATATAGACAATATACCGAAAGAGGCTAAATCAAAAGTAAGTGTTGATACTGGAGATAGTATACCTAAAACACAGAATGTTAAAAAAGAAGTAGATAGTGTTAATGGTAAAGTGTCTACGGCTACATTTAAGGCAGAAACAGCACAAGCCTCAAAGAATGTTACAGGACTCAAGAAAAATATTTCAGACTATGATGCTAAAAATACAGGTAAAACTAAAATAACTAAGTTCAATACTATAACTGCTCAAGCATCTAAAAATGTAACTGGGTTGGCAAACAATGTTAGTTCGTTTGTATCTAGATTTGCTAAAACTTTTACCACAACATTTAATGTAGTTACTAAATACTCTACACAAGGAAGTCCAACATCTCATTCAAGTGGGGCTAAACCTAAAGGTAGAAGTGTAAACACATTAGAAAATACGCCTACACTAATGAGTACGGATGTAGACACACAACCTTTAACTAGAGATGCAAATATACCTCAACCTTCAAATGAACAACCAGTAGTACAATCAAGATTAAGTTTAAATCCATCTTCAGTACTATCAGGAGTAGATTATAATGTTAACTTATTGGAGGATTTAGAGAATCAACTTAAAAAAGTAAATAATCAATTAGATATATTAGATAAAAAAGCTGTCAATGCGTTAGGGCAAGAAAAAATAGATTATCTAAATAAACAAAATGCATTATATAAGCAACAACAGGAATTACAACATAATATAGCTGAAAATTTAAGAGTACAACAAAATGAGTTGAGATATTATCTATCACAACAAGGTTATGGATTTAATTCAGATGGAATAGTGTCCAATTATCAAAATGCTATATTAGATTTAGAAAAACAACTTCAATCTTTAAAGAATGTTGAAGGAGATAAAAACGAAACTAGAATAAAAGATTTAGAGAGAATTAAAAAATATCTTGAAGAGTACATGGACATAACTTTAGATAAGATACCATCTGCTCAAGAAGAGTGGTATAAATTACAAAACTGTATAAATGATAACTTAGAAACTGTTAAGGAACTTCAGAATAAATTAAAATACTTTGATGAAGAGGTTTACATAGATAAGTATAGTAATGAACTTGGACATATTAATAAGGAACTAGGGATACTAGATAAAAAACTAAATAGCATTAAAGGCACAGACAAGGTTGAAGGACTTCAACAAAAAATAGGTCTATTAAAGAAACAACAAGAAGAATTACATAATTTAGCAAACTCTTATAGGTCTGTACAATCTCAATTAAAGAATTATCTAAGTACACAAGGTTTTTTATTTGATTCGTCTGGAAAAGTTTCTAATTACGATCATCTAAATAGTTTTATTAATTCTAATAATTTAGAAGAAGTAAAGAAGGCTTTAGAAGAATACATTGATTTAACTAATAATGAAATACCTAAGTTGAGTGAAAAATGGTGGGAAGTTGAAGATGCAATTAAAGATACTTTAAAAGAACAACTTGATGTTATAAAAGACGTTGAAGATGAGATAACAAAAGTATATGAGAAACAAGTTAAAGATAGAATTAATTTGATTGAAAAAGAATTAGACAAGAGACTTGATGCTATTAATAAAGAAAAAGAGGCATATAATAACGCAAGAGATGAAGTCGATTATCAGAATAAGTATGATGATCAGTTAAAGAAGGTTCAGGATTTACAAAAAGAATATGATAGATTATCTGGTGATAATTCATTAGGTAGTAAAAAGAAATTACAAGAGCTACTTAAACAGATAGAGGAAGAGCAAAAGAAACTAGAGGAAATTGTATCAGATCGCATTAATGATAACGTAAACGATATGTTTGATAAGGAATCGGATAGATTAACTGAAAATGCTGAGGATGCAATAAAAGACTTAGAAGATAAATTTAGTGATAGTAAAATTGCGGAATTAGTAGCACAAGCGTTAGGATCTGGTGTATTTACTGATATAGAGGGAAATGTATCAAGTTTAGAAGATGCTTTAATTAACTTTGCGGAAGAAACAGGAGATTTATTTGGAGTATTAGGTGGAATAATTGAAGATGAGTTAGTTGAAAATTTAGAGCAAGCATTGGATATATTTAAAGATTTAGATAGTATATTAAATAATTTAGGCATAAGTCAAATGAGAGGATTTAGTATACCTAATGTTGACTATTCAAGTTCGAGATATAATCCGAGTTCTACATCTAATATTTCTAACACAACTAATAATTCTACTAATAGCCAAAAGTTCGAATTTAATTCTCCATTAATCAATATAGAGGGTAATGTAGATAAGAGTGTAATGGAAGATTTAAAAGGATTTGAAAAAAATATAGTTAATAAAGTATGTAAAGAAATAATGTCCAAAGTGGATGGTAGGTAAAGGGCTAGAGTAAAATCTAGTCCTTTTTTATGTCCAAAATTAAATTATAAAGGGGATTGTCCAAAAATGGGGTTAATAAATATAGATGAATTATTAAAATTAGATAGATTTAGAGATTTAAAAGAAGATGATAGAGTAATAGAAAAGGGAATAATAGATGAAATTATTAGGCAAGCATATGAAAGTAGGAAACAAAAGTATGCATATAACGCTAAAAAGAAAAAATATGAAATGGTATATGGTACTTATATTAGACATAGAGAATTTGAAAAAGAAAGTTATCTTGATCTATTTTTTAGAACTGTAGAAAAGATAGTTAAAGAATTACATAAAGGTTCAATTTGGGACGATGAAGGAAAAGAAGAATACTTACAAGAAGCAAGAGTTTTAGGTTACATAGCTTTAAATGATCTAGTAAATTGTAAATTTAATAGAACTTTAGAGAAAAAAGGAATTACAATAAATTCGGTGGAAGATTTTAAAGAGATACTAAAAGATGAAGAAAAAATAAATATAATGTGTGCTATGATGTACACTGTTATTAAAAATTTATTAAGAAAACAACTATATAAACACGACAATCAAGGATATTATTTAGAGTATTATTGGGATGAACAAGAGAAGAAGAAAAAGACTAGAAAAGTGGATAAAGATAATATAAGTTTTGAAATGAATGCTTATAAAGAAGATGACGATGGAAAAAACTTAATTGATAAAATAGGAGAATCAGATTATTACACTATAGATGGTGATGAAAATGACTCTAACAATATATTAGATTACTTAGTTAGTAAAACAGATTCTATACTTATGAAAAAGCAGAGAGAAACACTAAGTAAATTTGATGAAGATGGTAATTACTTAGGAGCATTTGGAAATTCAAATAGGAAGCAAGTCAAAGATGGGATGATAAATTCGTTAGATAAATATGCTAAAACAGATAGAATGCTATACTTAAATGATGGTAGTTATAATGTAAGAGATGTTGAATTTATTAAACTCTTTGAAATGGTAGTTTTATGTGATAAAAGGAGCGATCAATTTAAATTAATAGCTAAAGAATTAGATAATAATAAAACACTATCAAGTCTTATATATAATTTAGGTTTAGATGTTTATAGACCTATAATTCAATTCAAAAATACAAATCAAATTAATTACAAATACTTAAATACTAAATTTTTAAATATACTATACATGCTTTTAAATGAGTACAATAATAAGGTTGAAGATAAGTTTTACATAGAGCATTTTGATTTAGATGAAGATGATAAAGTAAAATTTTATATAGATAGATATGTAATGACACTTAGATTATTAGCTAGAAAAGATAATGAACATGAAATTGTAACTGTAAATCAATTAAGAGAGTTTATTAATAATATAAAAAGATTCAACTATACAAAAACTAATCAGTTAAATAAATATTTAGAAAGTATTGGATACAACTTAATAACTGAGAAAAGAACGAATTGTAAAGATAATATATCGTGTTTTAAAATAGAGAGGCTATAGATGTTCATTAATTTGAGTATTTATAGCCTAATTTTTTTCAATAGTTTACTTAAAAAAATTTTTATCTCTACATAGCTAGACATAAATGCTTCACCAGTTTTAATATGAGTTATAGCAGGTCGTTTTTCATAGTAAGAATCATTCTCTCTTGTATTTCTCTCCATTACAATAGCTTGATCACGACCTAAATCTTTAGATGCACGAAGTTGTCCACAAGTACCAGTAAGTACTTTAGCGTTTCCATTTTCATCTAGGTCTGTTTTATCAGCTAACTTCATATTGGTTTTATTTTGAGTCATACTTTATACACGCCCTTTTAGTAAAATATATCTTAATAATATTAATACTATCTGTATATTAAATATTACTATAAATATACAAGGAATATGTTTTAAAGTGCATAAAAATATTATAATTTAAGAAAATATTGACGAAATTGTATGAATATTGCAAAATATAACGGGGGTGAAATTTAAATGAAGACTTATATTGATTACTACAATAGAAACAGAGGTAAATATTCTAAAGTTGAAAAATATAAATTAATAAATTTAACTCAACATAAAATTGACAAGCAAAAAAGTAAAATAGCAGATTTAAGCTCATATAAAAACAAATTAGATGCATCTTTGGCGATAGTTAGTGTATCTTTAATTGCTTCAATTGGAGTAGAACTTAAAGATGAGACACATTCTCAAATTATATGGCTTGTTTTATTCTCGATAATAGGTGCTTTACTAATTGGATATCTATTTTCTAAAGAAATAAAAAAAGATAAACAAAATGAATTATATATTGAAGATTTAAGAAAAGCTGTCAATAAATTAGAATTACAAAAAATAGTTTATAAAAATTTACTTTTGGATGAAGACGGAGTTACACCTTAGAGATAAGGTGTTTTTTTATACAAGCAACTTTTGTGCGATTATACATATAATGTATTAATAACAAGCAAACACTACTAAATTTAGTTGAGAAAGGGTGATAACTCACATGTCAAAACAGAGGAGTGAAGAAGTGAGAATACCAGTATCATTTAAAAAGACACCAGAAGAATTAAGTATTTATAACTACATCAAAGATAACGCTACAATGATAGGTCAAAGCGCTTTTATCAAGCAGTTAGTCATGGAAGAAATGAAACGAAAAGGTGAATGGAAGTTTTAAAGAATAATTAAAGGACTCCAGGAGTGCCATCCATAGAGTCCAATGTGTTGATGAATTATAAAAATATAATTCGATAATATATTCGATTAAAAAAACTAAAATCCTTTAAAGATAAATCTGCTAGAAAAATGTTTTTTGTATTATATCTAAAATTATTGCACCTGAAAACCAATAAACATAAGAAGGAATCATTTAAAACACCTCCAGATTAAAGTATTCATGAGATTATTTTAACCGAAATTAAGGGGGATTATTATGCAAATATTAGTCAATGGAAATACGATTAATGAAATTATATGCGAAAAAGTTGTGAAAACTAGAGAGTTTAGAAGAAGTCAAATCTTAAATTGTGATTTTAGTATGGAAGATATGGCTTTAGTAGATAAATTACTAGAACATATAAAAAAGAATAAATTAATGTATGCTAGATTAGTTTTAATGATAGCTCTAATGCTACACTTTAACATGAACTTTGTATTTGCTAATGATTTTGCAGCATCTCTAGATTCAGTAGGAAATCAAATTATGAAAATGCTTATAGCCTTTGCTAAATGGGGATGTATAGCAATGGGAGTTAAGAATATGAGCATAACAATGATTAATGGTGGAGATATGAAAGCTGCCATGAGAGAAGGGACACAATATCTATTAGGTTTTTTATTTATACAATTTTACCCTCAATTATTTGATATGTTCAAAGGAATAAAATTCTAAAGGGGGGAAGGTTATGTTAGAAAAAATATTTAAAGCTGTTAATCCTTGGACTTATATAGAAGAATGGTTATTAGAAGTAGGAAGAGACATAGTTTTAAGTAGTTATTGGATATGTGTAATATCTGGACTTATAGGATTAATAATGTATCTGTTTGGATGTAAAAGTGGGAAGCAAGTAAGTATTATATCACCAGTTATATATGTAATCATTAGAATTCTAGGGAGTGTGTTGCTAGGTGTTTAATAAAAAAGTAAAATCAATTCCAATAGATAAATATTTTCAAATTATAAAGAATGAGTATGTTACAGTTCAGATAATACCAACAAAAAGTAATAAAAATAATTCTACAGATGCAATAGCAAGTTTAATTAATAAAATGTTTCTTAAGTTAAACAATCTAATTAGATTGGAAAATAAGAAATTAATAATACAAACTCAAATGAAAGCCAGTTATTATATACACATTACTAAAGAAGAAGTGCAATTCTATTTTATCTTACCTAAAGTTCATTTAATAAAGTTTAAAAGTAAGTTTTCAGAGATTTGGAAGAACATAGAAATAAAAGAAGTTGATTGTATTCCTATTAATATTAATGAATGTACTAAATATCAACTTAGATATAAAATGAATGATGCACTAAGCTTAAATGTAGATAAGAGAAATAATGATTTATTAGCTGCAAATCTGTCTGTACTTGAAATTTTAGATACCGGAGAGAGTATAGGTATATTTTACAATTTTGTTCCTACTGCGGAAAAAGAAAGTAATTATTTTAAAACAACATATAAAACAGCTATAGAACAATATAAAAATGGTGATAACTTAAAGAAATCTAAAAATATAATTGATTTGGGTGTAGTTACAGTTAAATTCTTAATAAATTTTATAGATGATTTGATAAGTTCTATATTAAATGACTCTAAGAAATCAGATAATGTATTTATATCTGCAGAAAAAGATCTATCTAATAGTACAAAAAGAAAAGCTAAAAGTGATATATGTAAAACTCAAGTTGTTGTTTTAAGTAAATCTGAAGAAAAGGAAAGAGAAAATCAACTAGGCGTAGCAGCATGTAATACATTTAAGTCTATAAATGATGATAATGAGTTAGTATATAAACAAATTAGTAATAAACTAAATGAATACTCCCCTAGATTAAGCAATATTGATTTGCTAAATACGACAGTTGAGGAATGTAGTAATTTTATAAGTGTACCTGGCCGAGAGATTATAGACAGTTACAATGTAATACAACATAATAAAATACTTGAACGTAAAATACCAAAATGTCTAGAATCTGGAGATATTAGAATAGGAACGGTTAAATGTAAAGATACAATACAAGAGGCCTATTATAGTATAGATAATCAGATATCAAGATTAGGGAGAGTATTGTTAGGAAGTATGGGTGCAGGTAAAGATTACTATATGGTAAATATGGCAAAAGATATTATTGCAGCAAATAGAGGACTTATAGTAATTGACTATATAGACCAATGTCAACTAGCTAACAATATAAAAGATGTAACTCCACCTGATAAACTTTTAGAAATAGATTGTTCAAATATAAATCAACTCCAATCATTCGTATTTAATGAGCATAAGATAAATTCAAATCTAGATGATTATTCTAAGATAGCTATAGCTATGCAAAAATCAGAACAAATCCAGGTATTACTAGATTCTATAAACGATGATAATACAAAATTAACCCCTAGAATGTTAAGGTATCTTTATGCAGCAGGAACAGTAGTATTCTATCTAAAAGAAAATGCTAGTTTTAAAGATGTTATAGATGTGTTAACTAATCCTGATAAAAGAGAAAGGCTAATAAATGAATTAAATGAAAATGCACAAAGTATATTGGTTGATGAGTTAGATGACCTTAGAGATTTAACTAAAACTACTAAATCTGGAGTAGAAAATTATGACTCTAAAATAGATGGTATTATAGATAGGGTATCATGGCTTAAGACTAATATGTATACTAAGATGGCTTATTCTAAAGATAGTTCTAGTAATATTGACTTTGTAGATGCTATAAATCAGGGGAAAGTTATATTAATAAAGATACCTGAAAAACAATTTAACTCTAGAGTTATACGTAATGTTATCGCTACATTTTATTTATCAAAAGTATGGTTAGCAAAACAGCTAGGAGCTACTGAAATAAAAACAGAACTATTTGTAAATGAAATACATCAAAGTTATAATTGTCAGTTATTGATGGAAAATATATTAGTGGAGTCTAGAAAGTTTAACCTTGTACCAACTTTAGCTATGCATTATTTGAGCCAATGTACTAGTAAGTGTAAAAATGCCATATTAGCAAGTGGATCATCATTTATTCTTATATCAGGTTGTGATGTTAAGGCATTCAATGAATTAAGAACTCACTTTGAAAAAGATGGATATGATGAAACTGATTTAGTAGAATTAGACAGATATAATGCATTATGTTTAATTAAAAACGAAGATACAAACTATAGTTCTTTTGTAGCTAAACTACCTGCTTAAAATTGTGGGTAGTTTTTTATTTACTCATATAAGTCCACATCTTGTGAAAATATTGAAAATCCAATGATTTATATGTATATATAAAATTGCACAGACTTAGCCTAAGTTCACTCTAAACGATTAAGCTGGTCGTTCATTACATCTAAACAAGTTTAGAACGCTTACGCTTGTTATTCACTTGCTTAATAGAGTGTATGAAAAACAACATTGGATTTGTGCTTGTCCTTAGATAAAATTTATCTATATTACTGATTTCTACAAATTCCAACATTATAAATATTATATAATGAGCTTGATTGAAAAAATAAGAGGGGGGAGAGTTTTTATGAAGTTTAGACCAAAGTTTTTATCAGGAGCATTAGCTCTGGTGTTAATTACAAGCAGTACATTTATATCTAGTGCAAATTCACAACAACTAGAAGTACATCATATCAATGTAGGTCAAGGGGAATCAATTTATATAGAGTTTCCGGATGGAAGTGATGTTCTGATTGATGCAGGGAAAAGCAACTATGGAGATACTGTAGTAAACTATTTAAAGAGACAAGAAAGTGATATGGATTTAGAATATCTTATAGCTACACACCCAGATGCAGACCATATAGGTGGTATGCAAGCTGTATTTAAAGATTTGAATATAAAGAATTTTATATATCCAAAGGATGCTCCACACGATTCTAAAACTTGGCAAAATGTATTATCTCTTGCAAGTTCAGAAGGATGTAATATTCAAGATGGAAATACAGGAGAATCTTTTAATATAGGTGGAGCTAGTATGAAATTTATACAACCTTCAAAGGACTATTCTGAGAATAATGAGGATAGTATAGTTACATATTTGAATTACAATAATATTAAATTTCTATTTACCGGAGATATGGAAGCTCCAACTGAAAGAGATATGGTAGCGCAAGGAACAGTTCCTAACGTGGACTTCATGAGTGTTCCTCATCACGGATCTAAAACTTCAAGTAATCCAACATTTTTATCAGCAGCTGATCCAGAATATGCCGTATGCTCTGTAGGTGAAAATAGTTACGGACACCCAGTTCCAGAAGTTTTAAAAAGATATACAGATGTAGGAGCTAAACTATATAGAACTGATGTAGATGGAAATGTAGTTATAAAAACAAATGGTATATCTAGTGAAATAAATGGTTCGAAAGCAAATATAGCATTTAGTGATATAAGTGGGCACTGGGGAGAAAGTCAAATAAAAGCATTTATAACTAAAGGCTATATAAATGGGTACCCAGATGGATCTTTTAGACCAGATAATTCTATAACAAGAGCTGAATTTGTTAAGATATTTAATACTGTATTTGGTCTTAAAAGCTCTAGTGGAAAAGTGTTCAATGACACGGTAAACCACTGGGCTAAAAATGAAATAGATATAGCTGTTACTAATGGAGTATGTAATGGTATGTCAGCTACAGAATTTGCACCAGACCAACCTATAACTAGAGAACAAGCGGCTAAAATGATAGCTAATTATAAGAAAATAAATGATACATATCATAATAGATTAAATGGCTACAATGATGGAATGTACACATCGAATTGGGCAATAAATGAAGTTGAAGCTATATTAGAAGCAGGATATATGAATGGATATGCTGAAGATAATACATATAGACCTCAAAATAATATAACAAGAGCAGAAGCAGTATCTACTTTAACGAGAGTTGAGGCTAATCCTAATCCTGTTATACCAAAACCTCCAACTCCACCAGTGCAACCTCCTGTTATAGAAAAAATTGTATATGCTAATGGAGGAAGCTCATCTTCGAATAAGTATCATAAATCACCTAATGCACATGGAATGAAAGAAGCTATAAGAATGACTGAAAGTGAAGCTAAATCTAAAGGTTATGTACCTTGTGGATCATGTTTTTAATAAAATAGTTTTTAAAGAATACCGACTAAGCTATATTGGTATTCTTTTTTTATTAAAATAAAATTACTATTTCATTGGATATATGTGAGTTTACAAAATGGGAATTCACATGTCCAAAATAAGAATGTGGTATAAGGGTTATCCCAAATGGAAGTACCTTAAACCTTGATGAGGTTATAGATTATACCATCCCTAATACTTCATATAACCCGCCTTCTGTTAAAAAGTTATATTTACGTCCGCTTATTAAGCGGATTAATTCTTCTTCTTCACCTATCACTATAACTATTAGTTATAATGGTTTTTTCCTCATCATCTACATCTATATTCTTTGACCTGAGGTAAACAATCTTGCAACCAGCTTTTCACTTTTATCAACTGTTTTTATCTATATATTTGCCCAGCTGAAAATTTAGCCCGGCTCTAATGCTAGCCTTTTTAAGTGTTTCAATCTCATTTCTTATACTTGCCATAAAAGTTTTGTGTTGTAATCCTTTTCTGTTTCCTTCTTCTTTTCTAAAACTGTTTATTAATTCCACAACCTCTAAACTTGTCATTGTTATTTCTCTTTTATCTGTATTATTTAATATTGAATTATTCATATGCGACAAATCGGGAATGAAAGACGACAATTTAGGAATAAAAAAGAACTAGATTAATCTCTAGTCCTCCTACTTAACTATTCTTAATCGTTCTATTTCTACAGTATTTTTATATATTTGTTCATTTAATACTCTTCTAGTTGTGTTTATATTGCAGTCTAATTGCTCAATTCCTTGCTTTGTTTCTTCTCTTAATTTATTTATTTCTTGTTTTGTAGTTTCTTCTAATGCGTTTACTTTATCGTTTAATTGTTTAACATTATCTTGTATATCATTTAATTTATTTAATATTAATTCTAATGTATTATTCATTTTACACCTCTTCTATTAAGGGATTATAAGCATTGTTTATAATGCCTATTTGTATTAATTCTTTTTCTTCTTTGAACTGCACGGAATATTACTCCGCTCAGATTTTCATCATAATCCATTTTTCTATGTTACTTAAAAAATTCCATATTAGAATTATTAATCTAAATAAAAATAATTTTCAAAATAGATATTGACTAAAGAAGTATCATCTAAAATTAACTTCAATTTACTATGAGCTATATGATCTATAGACCCTTCATCAATTAAAGTTTTAATTTCACATATAGAGTCAATTTTAAATTTAAATGAATTCGTCATCAATTCTTTATTTTTATCTTTAAACCCTGAAATTATAATAGTGTCATTTCTATAAGTAGATGAGTAAAAATTAAAAAAATCAGAAAAACTGATATTGTTACTAATGACGTCTAATTCTAGAGTTGTACTTTCATTTAGCTTTATTAACTTTATAAAATCAGAATTACTTATACGCTTATACATATAAACCTCCTATTATTAAAAATTATATTACATTTATTTGAAATTACCAACTATATTAACCAGGTAGTTACTAAATAGAAGTTTGTTTATTCTTAATCATTGCAAATCACAATTATTTATCTTTTTCTAAAATCATAGTAACTTTGTCGGACACTAATTTAACACTATTTCTTATTTTAAGTTGAGCTGTATCTACATGACATTTTACATCATCCAATTCTAATCGTAAGTCATTTCTGAAATTATTATTCACAATTTTATCTTCTAGATTGTTAAACTTAGCATCTAAAGTATCAACTTTCTTATCAATTTTATCTAATAAATCAATAATTTTTTCTTCATCTGTTCTTTTGTTATTCATTTGTATGTTCCTCCTAAGTTAATTTTGCATAATATAGTGAAATTAAAATGTATGAACTTATCATATATCCATTGCAATCACTAAGTTGTAGCTATAATGTGTTTCTATAATAACACATAACCCTACTTAAAGAAAGAACAAATTAAATCCCAGATTGAGAATGTGGTTTTATTATAAATTTTGTTATAAGCTGCTTTCTTAGGATTTCTAATCCATCCCATACCTTTTTGTCCGTAACCAGGCATAATAGCTTTTTTTATAGTTCTTTTAGCCCTACCTGTAGTTCTAGCTGATAAACTTTTCTTTAAACTTGGTTTTCTAATTCCTATTTTCATATTCCAAATACCTCCTATTTGAATTTATCCTTTTGATTTTCAAGAAGTAACCTTTCTAACTCATCAGGACTATATTTGTTATACGTTTGATTTATATTATGAAACTTAGTTTTTACTTGCTTAACTTCTGTAGTAACATTTTCGTATGTAGTAAAATTCTTATCATCTTTGTAGATTTTTTCAAGTAAAGAGAAGTATATGCCTTCTTGAGATTTAAATATATCAATAGCTTTTAATAGTCTATCTTTTTTCCATTTACTAATTTTAAACTTTTTATTTGATGAATCAATAATTAAATGAGTATTAAATTCTATTAGTTCCTTGTTTGTATTAGGAGTTTCTATTTTTTCAACTACAGCATCTTTATGCGTAGTACTAATAGAAGTCTCTGTTAGTCTTTGTTTAGTCTTTGGTATAGGTGGTGCAGGTGTTGCACTATCCATAGTGAAGATATTGCACTCTCCATCGTGCAGATGTTGCACTTTGTTGGAATCACTCATAGTGTCATTTTTGCACTTTGTTGAAATTTCAATGTTTTTTATGTTTTTATCAGGGTTATGGTGAATCTCATTGTTATTCTCATACTGTAATAATAACTCTTCTAATTTATTATAATCTAAAGTTATCCATAGAGTACGATCATATTTCTTTTTATTATAATTACCTTTGATTAAGATACCTTTATCTTCTAACTTTTTAAATATAGACTTTAAAGTTCTAACACTCCAAAAAGTGAAGTTTTCTTTTTGCCATACATCGTAAGTGTTATAAGTCCATACTTTATCATCATATATATTTATCTTAGCTTTCTCATTAATATTTAACCAATAGTGTATTTGTTGAACTACTATAGCTTCATTTAATCCTAATACATTAGCTGCTAATCTGTTAATTGTTATTGGTTCTTCATTAAATAATAATCTACAATTCATATTCATTCTCCTCTTGATAGAAGAAAACCTAAAGCCACTATAAAAAATAAGCTTGCATAGTATTTATCTAATTTGCTATACTATTATTAATAATAATTTTTAGCAAGCCTTTTATTAGGTTGAGGCTCCTTATCTACTGTGAATAGATAGGGGCTTCTTCTATTTTTACCTATTATTTCATTTATTTAATTTAGAATGAAAATTTGATTGTCAACAGAGCGTCTACATTTTGTCTACATGAGTTGAATTAATGAAATAAGAGATTATAATAAAATGTTTTAAATAGCAATAATAACTTTGTTTTTTTAGTGAACATATATATTATTTAGCTATGTTTGGCCAAGACCATTTGGAATGCACACTATAGTTCTTCCTTTATTAATATCACTAATTTCTTTTATTATAGTGTCTAAAATTACAAAACCTCCAACAGATGAAACAATTGAGACTTTCTGGGGAGTTTATAAAAAATAGTTTAAAAGCGATCTTTTTAATAAATTAAAAAGATCGCTTTTTTATTTATAATCTTATAAATTTGGGTAAATATATAAGATAAAGTGAAAATTTATAAAATGATAAGTAGAGTATTATTAGTATGTAAATATTATAATCATTGAAAAATATAATGATTATAATAGAAAGAATCAATTTCTAATTTGTAGAAAAATGTCATAAAATAAAAATACAGGAAGAATACTTTTATTTCATTAGAAAAGGAGACACAAT